TGGTTCATTTGTATCAGTCAATCTTCAATTCAAAAGATCTTTAAATTACAATGATATTTAAAACAATTAAGAACAAATGTTCAATAATTATTATATTATTATTTATTGAACAATTGTTCTTTAAATATTTATAAATATTTATAAAATCTTTTACAAATGATTTTGTAAAATCTTTTTAAACTTTTAAAAGTAAATCGTTTATCAATTAAAAGATAAATTATTTTTTCTGAAATCTAAAATAAGAAAAATGAAAATATAAAAAATGAAAAATCATAATTTTAGATTTAATTAAGGCTAAATAAGGGTTATTATAGATAAATAAATTTATTTATATACTTTAAAAGCATATTGTAGTTAGATTTATCCTTTTGTATTCTAGTAGATTTATAAAATGTACTTTACTTAGATTTCTAAATTGTATATTTTGAGGATTATATCTTTATTCATAATTGGAGGATTTATATTTTATATATTTCTAGATTTATTATATTTACTTATAATAAAATGTCAGAATGGATTATGAAATCAAGTTTATATCATAATCATTTACCCACTACGATATCTTCTTTTAAGAACATTCATCTAGAAGCGGATGTAGATATGAAAGGAAATGCCATCATAGGATGCCCAACATTTGATAAATTTGTTATTCATAATAATAAGATAACCCAACCCATAATTAAAGGCTCTCTATTATCTTATGGATTAGATAATACAGTATATACTAATGGTATAGTTGTTAACGATGATAACATTAATCTAGGATCAAAACGGATAACAAATTGTTCTGGAATTAACCATATCAAGATCACTGATAAGAACATTGACTTTGGTAACAAGCGTATATCTGGAGTAGGTAATCCAAAATTTTTAAATGACGCTATTAATAGGGGATACCTTTTAGAACAAGTATCATTTCTCCAAAAACAGATCGATATATTAAAAGAAAAATTAAAATTTAAGGAAGAATAAAAATTAACAATCACAATCTAAAGGAAAGATTTATTAAAGATATAAAATGGATCTAGAACAAAAAGCAGATATTAAATGTCCTAAGTGTAAAACTTACAGATATCAAAAAGATTTTTTAAATGATAAAAATAGAATTTTGAAAACTTGTAAGAGATGTAGAGAAATTAGTATTAAGTCTCGTAACAAAAATAAATGTGAACATGATAAACGACGAAATCGATGTAAAGAATGTGGTGGTAGTGAAATATGTCAACATAATAGACAACGAAGTCAATGTAAAAAATGTGGTGGTAGTCAAATATGTGAACATGATAAACGACGAAGTCATTGTAAAGAATGTGGAGGTAATTCAATATGTGAACATAATAGACAACGAAGTATATGTAAAGAATGTGGTGGTGCTTCAATATGTGAGCATAATAGAATACGAAGTCAATGTAAAGAATGTGGTGGTAGTCAAATATGTGAACATAAAAAAATACGAAGTCAATGTAAAGAATGTGGTGGTAGTCAAATATGTGAACATGATAAACGACGAAGTCAATGTAAAAAATGTAAGGATCCTATAAAACTTACTATAAAAACTATGATAAAATGTTCAAAAGGAAGCGATAAAAAATATAATAGATATGATGCTAATAATTTTATAGATAAATGCTTTCTAGAAGGATTAGTAGAAGAATATCCTAATTGCTATTACAATGATTGTAAAGTAGAACTTCAATATATAAAATATCAAGATGATTTAGCAACTATAGAACGACTTGATAATAGCATAGGTCATATTAAGAGTAATTGCGTGATTTGTTGTTTTAAGTGTAATATTATGAGAAAATCTAATAGGTAATATATTGAAGAAATAATACAACAAATTGGCTTTGTCGATAATAAATTTATATAATTATTTTATATAAATTAACAATCACAATCGGAATTACAGTAAGATTCCCAAGAAGAGATTGAAACACTCAGGAACAAAAATCTTCGTTTCTGAGAGCCTTCTCATAGTCTAATAGAACTCTTTTCTTTAATCTATCCAATATTATTGGAGTTATTTTAAATGATGCATCAAGTTGTGAAAATGAAAACATAATACAGTATAAACTTAACATAGCCTCGAGTGTCTTTTCTTTTTGACATTCAACGTAGTCAGAATAGTTTCTTATTCCATCGTATATTTTCATATAACTTTCGTATATCATATCTGAGAAGACCATTTTATATATTATTGGGTTATTTTAAAATAGAATATATTTTAAAATTATTTTGTTCTTGCACTTATTTCTTTTCATCTTCATCGACGAAGTCGACTTGAGTTTCATCATCGACGGAGTCGACTCCGCTATGCGGATCTTCACTCATGTTTAATTTTACTATCGATTTATTCAAATCTTCGCTATCATTACCAGATCCAATTTCAGAAGAACTAGATTCAGACTTGTGATCTCCTTCGTAAAATTTTTCTTCTACTTCGTCGTCTTCAGTCTCAGTTAATTCATCAGAAGAGTACTTTAGTTCTTCATTATTTTCTAGTTGTTTGATTGTTGGAACTCTTATAGTTCTCAAAATACCAAGTTTCTCTAGAAGAATTTGTACCTCTTGCTTTAATAAATTATTGATAGATATATCTTTGAATTCTTTATAATAATCTCTTCTTATTTTTTTAGCTTGTTCTCTCATCTCACTACGTATATAAATTTTTATTTCTTTTGGAGTTAATTTACATGAAATCAACAGATTATTCAAATTATTTAAATCTTCGCATAAAATATCCAGATCAGATTTTGTTTCTTTTGTTTCTTCCATTTATTATATGTCAATATAATAAAATTTACTTATAATTTTTATTTTTTTTTATAATTTTTACTTGTAATTTTTATTAACGTCTTCGTATAATAATAATTCTGGTAAATCTAATTTATATCCTATATTTTCTTCTAATCTAATTTTTTTAAATGATGAATAATCAACTTGATGATGAATTCTATTATATTTTTTTATTATCTTACAAACATCTTTATGATTATTATAAAGTTCTTCTGCCTTTTTTAAGAAACCATCTTTAGTATAAGCAATTACATTATTACCGCCTTTAACTGATGATGTTGCTTGTTTATTACATAAAATATTTTGAAATGTCATAGTTGGATATCCAGCCTTTAATATACGTAATGATAGATCTGTATCTTCATTATAAGAACCCCGCCAATTTCCTCCAATTTCTTTGTTTTGTTTTTCTGTGAAATGTCTATTTAATATACAACTATAAGATCTTGAATTTAATATAACTAAACTACGATTTCCGGCTGCAGGACATAGGTGTTCATATTGTAGAGCTCCTTGCATTACATTTGGGTAGCGTTTCATCATCTCTTCTACAAATCTAAGAGGATATGCAGTTTTTGTAAATTTAATTTTATTTCCTTTTATTCTACGAGAAAATCCCTTTATATTATCATCTATACACCAATGTGAAGAATATCCAAGTTTTATTGCATCATTCCAAGCTATTTTTCTAGGTATTATAGAATTGTTATTTCCATTTTTTATTTCTTCTTGTATATCTTCTTCACGCATCACTAATAATTTATCTTCTATATTATTAATACCTAATTTAGTCATATGTTCAATATAATTTTTTTCCTCATTTTCAGTTGGTCTTATGATTACTTTATAATTACTAATACCTAAATTTTCCAATGCTTTAACAGTATATAATGTTTCATATCGTTTATAAGATGGAATATATATTGGAAATAAAGTTTGTTTACAATTACTAGTAAACATAGATGAATTACTATATATATTTTCATTTTTTATAGGTTCATGTGGATACCAAAGTGTCTTTGCTTTTATATAATACTTATTTTTAAACATTTCTATAAATTTATTATAATCTTCTTCATTTTTAAAATAAAATGCTACTTTTGGGTTACTTGAATACTTATCTTGATCACTTGAACTGAAATCTGGTATATCATCTATATTAATACCATCACATGTTGTTTCTTGTTTTTTATCGTAAATAAATGATATTTCTTTGTCTATTGAAAATATTTTTCTAAAATCTTCTTCATAATTCTTTAATATTCTAACGATAAGTTTCTTATATGATTTTTCTATCATTTCTTTTAATGTTAAATTAACATTAGGAAAATATATATTTCCTTTTATGTGTTTTTTTCTTAAACAGTTGCTTATAGGAATAATAGGATGGATAATCGAATCCGTCGATCCGCATAGTGGAGTCGACTCCGTCGATGACTCTTCTCTACATAGTGGTTCAATATTATTATTTATTATATTTTGTTGGGCTAAAATTATATTTAATAAATCTTGTACTGATAATAATAGTAAATTTTCTTTAGTATAGTTTGGCATACTTATATAAATAAGATTGCCAATGTTTAAATATCAATTTATTATCTTCGGCGGATCATTCTTTGAGCACCTCCGATGCGTTTACCGCCTTGACTCATCACTGCCATAGGTACACCTGAGCCAGATGTTAGGTCTCTAACGCCCATTGCGATCTGTCCCAACGCAGGATTTACAGCACCCAATACAGGCGCCAAACCACTTGATAATTTATGAACAAATGACTTGAGCGATGTCCAGAAACTCCCGCCTGAGATAGCCTTATAATCAGCGTGTGACATTTCTAAACCAGATTTGCGGGCTTGTAATATTTGATCGACCGTGAGATTCCCCAAACTTGCTCTAGCCGTGTTTGGGGCAATGCTAAATACACCCTCATTTATTGTTACTAAAAAGAATTGCCCATCAAAATTACTAGAAGATTGATTTTTGAACGTTATTTGAACTTGCACGGTATATGCTCCCGAAAGACCCGGAGCTTCGTAACTTTCTAAGCCGATATCAGTGCCTAGTTCTAGAGCTAAAACTGAACCTCTATATTTAGACCATTGCGGGTAGGACAATGAACAACCATTTTTTCTTGCAATTTCATAAAGTTGTTGTTTTGAGGCACCTGCCATGAGACCTGATGAATTACCCCATTGAACTGATAGATTTTCAATGCTACAGAAACTATCTGATGTTGCAAAAGTTTGACTTTGATCTGAATGTTTTGCAAACAAATAAATGTATTTTGGTATTTGGCTGAGGCGAATTGTATCTGAATACATCTGTAAACTTCCTCCAGCCGGAATTGTAGTCATTTCACGTACATACTGGTTAGGCTTAGAATACGGCAATTGCTGAAGGCTTGGCAACGGCTGATCAATAGGTGGGGTGCATGAAGTAATAAGCAATTCAGGGGCCTGATAGAAAGTTGTTGATACGACGGTAATGGGATTTCCGTTTGTACTATGAGACCATACTCTGCCTACATTTGAATTATGTCTTAAATTAACAACGAGCTCATTAACATTGATCATACCCTCAACTTCACCATGAAAGCCCTGTGATAATGGACTAACGAAAATAGGCTCACATACAATAGCTCTAACATGGGTAGGTGATATAACTTGAAGTTCAAAAGCACCTCTAGAAATATGAGCAGAATTTTCTCCGAAATAACAAAGGGGATTGCGCGCACTGCCTTCAGTCGTCCAGTCTGAATATTGCTGATATTGATCGGGGGCGACTGCTGAAGTTGAGGCAGATTTATCTAAATCATCTGGAGTAACTCCGTAGGTAAGTAATGCTGCAAGCTTTTGAGATGTATTATCTGAAACGCTCTCGCCATTGATTTGTACAGTACTAACGTTAACAATTGAGTTTAAAGGGAAAGCCCTCAATGAGTCCTCAACACCTAATATCATAGGCTGGTCAGTAACGATATCTAAATAGCAACGTACATAGATCTGGCGTGATGTTATCGTGCTGAGCGAAGGTGGGTTATATACCCATGAACTTTCTTGTGGCGCACTAGGCCCAAGTTGAAAAGATTGTGCCGTTAGCACTTGCTGAGTACTACGGGCGCAACCACTAAAAACCACATGGTTCTGTTCTACGTCTGCTGTTATTCGCATAACAGGAGCCACGACATTTATTGATTTCATTTTATATCTATTCAAGATATAAAATTTTTATTTTTATTTTTTGAAAATACTATTTTTATATTTATGTTATTTTTTGTCAACTAGAAAATTCATCGCTTAATTCCTCTTTAAATTCTGTTTCGTCTTTCAATGTTAATGATTTTGTCATCTGAAAGCCTAATCTTTCTTCAGGCAATAATTTTTGAAATAAGAGCTTTGCCCCCCATGTCTGACCACTTTCTATATAAATCGGAAAGACTTGGCCATCACTATATTCAACAAGTGGTATTATATTAATTGTTCTTAACTCTGCGTCTGAAGTAAGATTATACCACCGCAGAAAAGCTGGATTATAATATAAACTATCGCCAACAACTGAAAGAGTGTCTCCGCCGATGAAATAATCGCTAATAACTTTACGTAATACTGGTTGTTCTTTTCCAACCAATTCTTGTGATACAGGCATACTACTCGTCTCTAATAATATATTATTTAATCTATTCAGTGAGGCCAATGGATCATATTCTGATTGTAAAATTATAAATTCCTGTATTGGATACGGCGCTTGTGTTTTATAATAATTTGTTAAATCAAGATGAACATTAAATGATATATTACACACATTTAATGGTGGTGTTAAAGTAAAATCGGCCGTTGCTGGTATCCCTTGTAATCCAAGCTGTTGAACATTTATTTGGATGCTTATTTTTCCATTATTAACGTTAGTGTCAATAAATTCAATCGGACACCACAATGATATTTTATTTACACTATTTGGATTATAATGTAAAACAGGCGGAATTGTACATGTATATAGTATGGGTTCAGCCAATTTTAGTTGTAAATGACACTTTTCATAAGCAATATTTATCATATCAACATATTGCGTAATATAATATATTCCGCGTGGATAAAATGCTCCGATAGCTGTATTTACATAAATTATTGGTTCAGTAATTGTTGTACTACCAAAAGTTAACGCAACATTGTATGATGAATTAAGAATAGACTGTTCTGGCATTAATAAACTAGGCCAGTTAGAGGGCAAATTCCACCGTACGACAGCAACCTTATAATCAGATGCTTTATCTAATATTACATCTGAACGAGTTATATCAAAACTTGCCGTTGTTGGTATAATCGTCGAATTAGGCTCAAAATACTTTGCGTTAACATATACATAATCAACACCATCTTTTTGCGTTTTCTTCTTCATCTTTATTGACACTTTACTATTATCTGGTTGATTCATTATTTATATATTACAATATTTTAAAAACATTTGTTTAAAATATTTACATATTATAAAAATGTACAATTATCTAACTAGTTTCATATGGAATACTCAGATAATAGAGGACTCTCTAGCTGATGAAAAGCAAAAACGGGCTAAATATCTTGTCTGCGAACAAATCAAAATATCAAATTTTAAACTAAAAAAAACTAAGATCTTAGAACCTATTATTGAAAAAAAATTAAAGAAAAAATTAAATTATCCTAATTAAATGTTCTTAAATTTATCATATCTTTTACATATAATGAACCTCTATCATCATACATCCCTGAATTCATCTCATTAATGAAAAAATTATTTAAATCAATTAAATCATTTGGTCTATTGTTATGATATTTTCTGAGATTTCTATACAAATCTTGTATCGTTTTAAAATGTAAATTCTTCAAATAATTCTGATATAAAAACCAATTTTTATTAGAAATAATTTCTCTAATATTTGTTATGTGGATTGGATGATATATAGTCTTATTCATTTTGCTTTTAAGTAGTTGCTTGTTACACAGTAATTAGTATTCTTTTAAATTGTTCTTCAATTTTTATAGTTGCAGGTTGATTCAGTATAATTTACAACTTTACATGTTACAACTTTTTTTTTCCAGGATTTCTAATAATATATTTTTAAAAATAATTATTTTTTAAAAATAAAATAAAATAAAATAAATAAAATAAAAAATAATATTATTAAAATATTATTTTAAAAATATCTGGTATTATAGAACTTCAAAAAAAAGTTGTAAAAGTTGTAAAAGTTGTATATTGATACTCCATCCTAGTTAAATAGAAAAATATAAAGTTGTTTTAAAAGTTGTATTATACTAAAGAAGTTGTATCTTATCCCATCCACACCTTGATTTTTATTTTCAATCTAATCTTTAGTCTGATTTAATTTCCTAATCCACCTAAAGGGTCATTATTATTAAACTCTTCAAAATCTCTGAAATCAGATAATTTTAATCCTATGAAAGCTCTATTATTATATACTTTAATATTATATTCTTTTACAAATCTTTCATACAATCTATTTCTAGATATTTTATTATATCCAGAAGTCGAACAATAATTATTATACTCTTCTAAGAATGTACTTCTTAACATCTTATCTATAGGGTTATTTGTTATTATTATCTTTTCTTCTACATATGACAATAAGCTATCTTTATCTTGTTTTTCTTTCAGAGTTGTTATCATAGACTGTTTGGATGGAGTAAACTTCATTCCTTCTGAATAAAATTTTGTAGCAGTTTCACATAAGTATGAGAAAAATATATTTTGATATCCTAATATTTGTTCTTGTTTTGCCGGATTCTTTTCAAAAACATTAGGAAAATCTATAACCATTAATCTATTACTAAATGCCCTATCGTCATCGAATTTTGGGATGTCGTTTGTTATTATCATCAATTTACAATTTATCTTTATATCTTCATTTTCTTCAGCACGTGCTCGTCTAGCATTTTTATAGCCATCATTACCAGATATAAACTTTAATAAGTCGATATTAAACTTCGATTTTTCTGTCAATTCAGATATATATGTCAATCTTTTACCTATTAAATCAAATAATTCAGTTTGATGTACCGAATCTGATTTACTTTCAATAAATACTTTCTTTTGTGGTTCAAATCCAAATTTACCCATAATAGGTTTTATCAAATTTAGAAAACAGGTTTTACCATTATCTCCAAGCGCTCCCTTCATAATTGTAATTAATTTTAGATTATTTTCTCCAGTTAAACAATATGATAGATATGTTAATAAACAATTTGTATGTTCTATTTTATCAACATCTGACATTTCTGTCGTATTTATTAAAGACGATATATAGTCGTTTATTATTTTTTTATCTTCATCAGTTGTTTGAATATATTTATTATTAGTTGTAAAAGTAAAATAATCTTCCATTACTCTACGTCTAGTCTGACCAAGTTTAAAATCATATACTTTATCTTCAAATGGGAACAAATGACTTGGTTTATTTTCTAATAATTTTATAAATTTTTCATCTATAACTGACTTAGATATAAAAAATTCAATGACCCCTTTTAGAAATGAAGATTTTTCTAAGTCCTTATTTACTATTTGCTTTGTATTTTTTAATTCCGTATGATTTTTTACAATTGCCAATTTTATTTCGTTTAATGATTGACATAAAGATATATAACCAGTCTCTAAATTTATTGAACAATTCGACTTATCAGTCAAATAAATTTCTCTACATGGTTCATCAGCATCGTATCTATTATATACTGGTTCAACTCTAGTTAAAAATTCTAATTCTTTTTTAACTTCTAAATATTTATTATATAAATTATTTTGTTTTTCAAAATCTTTTCTATGCTTTGCTTCTGCCTTATGATATTCTTTCAATTCTTTCTTGTAATTAATATCAATTTCTCGTTGTTTCTTAGCATTTTCTTTTTTATCTGTACATTCAACTTCCAGCAAAGCTCTAATTGGCTTTGTTTCAACTATACTATCTGGTATATAAATTGGTTCTTCTTCCTCTTCTAGATTTTGTAGTTTTTCTAAATTATTTTTATATATATCATATGTCTTTGTAAATTCTTTTAAAACATTATTAACCTCTTTATCATACTCTTTCTTTTCTCTTTCATATTTTTTATCAAGTTCTTTTTGTTTTTCAATATTGTGTTTATCAAGTTCTTTCTTCTTTAGTTTTTCTTCTTTTGCTTTTTCATTTGTAATCAAATTAGAATTAGTACATTCTGCTAATTTTTTCTCTAATTCATCTTTCTCTTCTTCTAATTTAAATATCAATGGCTTAATTAATGGGATTATTGTCTCTGATATTTTTGAAGTCAAATCTATTGATATATGTCTAACCCATAATGCTACTTTATCATCATATTCATAATATACAATATTTTTTTCATATTTCTCAACTACTTTAATATTATCTCTATATAAAAAATGAAAGAAATTTGAAAATGATAATTGTGACCCTACTAAACAATTTTTGATAAATCTCTCTTCTTTGGTCTTTCTCTTAGCATTAGTTTTTATATCATAATAATTTTTAAATTCTACCTTATATTTATCTGAACAATATGCCCAACCATGTAATGATTTTATAGTATATGCATACTTACCTTTCGTTTGAATAAAACCTCTTAATATTATATCTTCATTATAAAATTTATTACTTCTGTATAATTGATATAATGATGGAAATATCTTTTTACACTCGTCTTCTTCTAAATATTTAAAAACAGCAAATATTATATTTTTCCATTTATCATAACATATCTTATCTGGCACTTCATCATCACATAAATATTTATTTTGTTTCAAACTAACTGAATCTATTATCAAGTCTACTAATTTTAGTATCTCTTCAGATGAAGAGGTATACTCTATATTATCATACTTTGAAGCTTTTTCTGGTATATCTAAATTAATAGCCAGATATCCATCTGGGTTTTTAAAATAAGAGCATAGAAATAGTCGTTTATCAGTTATATTATTTGCTTGATATCCCCATGGTTTTAGAATTCTTGGTTCTCCTAAGATCTTGGTTTGTCCCTCACATCTAAACAATGAATTATTATTGTAAACTGATAAATCTATCTTCATAAAAGATTTGAAGAATATAAGATATTTTTGGAATTCAGTTTGAAATATTTTCTGATCTGTAATATGTTGAAAAAATATAGGTCTATTATCTAAACGTCTTATCAGAACATGTAAACTAAATTTTTCTAATGAATTAGCTTCTAAGACTATACAATCATCTATTTTTATATCTCCTAAATGTAAATATAAATCTTTATCAATAATAGATTGTGAACCTTGTCCTAAAGTTGATGACCAACAAGTTTCAATAAATTCATTTCTAATTTTTAAAAAGTCTCTTATAAATTTACTAATTAATTCATCTCGACAGAGTCGAGTCGGCTCTGCCGATCGACAGAGGTCATCAATAGAATCAGTTGAATCACCGTAATTTTCTTTTACCGCTTTCATTGTATAATCAAAATCATAGTATTCAATACATTGCTCTCTAATTAATTCGTAATAATTGTTTTCTTTTGATTTAGATATATAATCTACAAATTCTTTATGATTTTTGAAACTATTATATGTTTTTGTTGATACTTCAGTAGAATCTTTATCTAAATATTTAATTTCTTTAACAGCAAATACTTTATCTCCAAAATCATCAGCTCTATCAAAACAACACTGCTGTGGACTAGACATGTCTTTTCCGCTGAGCCATGTTTTTTTTATAAGTTGATTCATTTCTTTTATTATAACAAAGATTATTTATTTAAATAATAATTAATTTTTATTTTAAATTAATTAATTAAATTAATTAATTTACTACTATTTAGACATTTGTCTTATCGTAACCTAGAGAGTTCTAAGTAAATTAATTAATTTACTATTTTTCTTGGTCTCCCAACTGGTTTTAATATTATACCAGATTTCTTAATTTCTTCTTTCTTATTTTCATACCATTTCTTCCAAATTTCTTTTTTATGCTCTGGAGATACTGGTTTACGCCCTCTTTTTTTGACTATAGATGAATCTCCATGCTTTTTGAACCTTGTAATATATTTTAAACATTCAGACACTTGTTCTTTAGTCAATTTTGATAAATCAAGTTGATTGTTAGACATCTTCTTTCTAATAATAAAAGATTTTATTTTTAAATTATAATTTAATTAAATTATTTAAATTAATGAATATATCATTTTCAGGCTGATTCAGTATGATTTACAACTTTACAAGTTACAACTTTTTTTTTTTGGGTTTTCTAATAATTATAAAATAAAAAAATAATATTTTTAAAAATATTATTTTTAAAAAATAAAATAATATTTTTAAAATAATTTTAAATTATTATTTTTAAAAATAATAATTATAGAAGTTTCCTAAAAAAAAGTTGTAAAAGTTGTAAAGTTGTATCTTGATACTCCATCCTAGTTAAATAGAAAAAATAAAAAGTTGTATTAAAAGTTGTATTATACTAAAGAAGTTGTATCTTATCCCATCCACACCTTGATTTTTATTTTCAATCTGATCTTTAGTATGATTAAGAATTAATTAACATTTATTGAACAAATGTTCTTTTTGTATTTTAATTAAATTATCTAATTAAAATGTTAAATGTTATTTAAAATTATATAATTAACAATATAATAATAATAATAATATGAGTTCTAAATATAAAATTGGAACTTTAGAATTTAAGACAAAAAAATCATGTGTAGAATATACACGTAATAAAATAAAATCATTAGGTGAGTGTATTTTAGAACAAAATACAGATGATTATAATTTTTTTTATAATTTATTAGAAAATCATAGTGAATCTATAGAAAAAATAGGAGTAGGTATAGAAAATTTTTCAATAGAAAAAAATAAAGTATTCAATCATCTTACAATAATAATAAATAGAATTAATGGAACTAAAATAGATTTTAGTTGGGTACATTGTTGTAATTTTAAACCACGACGAACATATAAAGAAAATTTAACAAATGCTTTAAGATCAGCTATAAGATGGGATATATTAGAGTTTAAGAAAAAACAAAAACAAATTTGTAGTATTTGTAAAATAGAGGATGCAAAAGAATATCATGTTGATCATAATTTTCCACCATTTAGAGATATTGTATCAAATTTTTTAGAAGAAAACTCTGTCGATCGGCAGAGCCGACTCGACTCTGTCGATATGACCATCGAAATAAAATTTGGAAGCGATGAAAATAGTTATCAAACTATATTAGAAGATAAAATATTTGAAAAACAATGGATAACTTATCATAATAATGTATGTAATTTACAAATATTATGTAGATCTTGTAATATAAAAAAAAGATGAAAATAATGGAATCTATACCTTCAATAACCCTCCTTTTTTTAAAAAAGTACCCGTCACTGGAATACCCGTTACTGGAATTAAGAGGGTACTTTTTTAAAAAAAGGAGGTTTTGCTTCTGAAAGTTCAGAAGCAAGATTTTACATCTGCTACACCTCATCTTTGGATGATCGGAATTTAATAATATTATCTATAGAAATCTGATATATTTCTAAAGAACTAATGAATATGAATAAATGTTGTGGGATTGAAGAAACTGATAAGTGTCCATATATCAATAAGCGTCATATAGAATTGATAAAGAATATCGATGATAGAATGAGATGTAAGAGTTGTACTGTGAAAAAATCAAGAATATCAAATTTTGGAATGGATATTTTGAATAATGAAAATAATAAAAAAAGTCTAAAAATTCTTTGAAATTGCTTTGTTAGGTACCGACATTACAGTATAAATAAATATCGACATAAACGATTTTGATAATGTTACGAGCGATTTGAAATAGTGTATCAAACGCTAGAAAAATGATACTGATATAGGTTGATTATTTAACAATTTATTCTTTTTTATACAAAATCATCGAAAAACCTTAGAATTTTTAAAAAGCTATAAAAATTCTAAAAAAGTCTAAATTCTCAATTAAAATGAAAAATAATATAAAATTCAAGGTGTAAATCATACTGTAAAAACGTTGATTAAAAATCGCTTGTGTATACCTTTGAGAGGTCTCTATTAATAAATAAATTATACTGATATCAGTATAATTTAGAAAATTTGATTAAGATTTACCAGATTATTTTACTAAATCTCTTAGAATATATGTAAGTTCTTTTTTAGAAGTCTTCGCATAGTCTTCTTTTTTCTTTTTGTTCAATACAATAATTTTATCAATGAGTTGAATTTTTGTAAAATCAGAGATTATGGGAACTATAGGTTTATAGAGGGGATCTGTTAGCTTTCTAATTTCTTTTTTTGTTTGAAGACCAAAAGAATTACAAACTTTTATAAGATCAGATTTTTTTGTAGGGATTGGTAAACAGTGTTTCTGTTTATAATTTTGAAGTATTATTCTAAGTTCTTTGACAGTAAGGTCTTTCATGGGAAATTTTTGTTCTATGTTAGAATGTTTTTGATCCATTTTTATTTATAATAAATATTTAAAAATTTTGTTTAAATTTTTAATTAAATTAAAAAACATTAATTCTAGAGCCAGTAAAACCCTTCTGTATTTGTTGAAGGAATTTCGGAGCGACTTTATAAAAAATCAGGAAATGAGGGTAATGGTGGTTAGAATATACAAGAAATAAATAATTGTTAGAATAAAGCAATAAAATAGCGGTAAAATAAAAGTAATAAATTAACCAGAAATAAATAATTGAATTGCTATTTAAAGACATGTAAATAGTTATAAAAGAGATGGATTTAAGTAACAAAACAGCCGAAGTTTATATGTCTTATAATATTGAAGACATAATAGCCATAATTTTAGAACAGAATAAATTGATTGTTGAACAACAGATGATTATTGAATCTAAAAACGAAGAAATTGAAGAGCATTTGATACTTATAGAAGATCAAAATTCTATAATAGATAAACAACATGGTATAATTGAAGAAAATAAAATCAAGATTGCTTTACAGGACAAACAGATTCTTTTCATAAAAAATCTGTGTCAAACAGTGAATAAAGTATTTACTAAACCAGATGTACCTATTATTGAAAAAGAACTAGAAGTTGAACCAAAAGTTGAAATTAAAGTTGAAGTACTAGACATAAAGACTAAAAGAAAATCAAATAAAACTCAATATAAGTTACCGTCTGATATTGTATTTTGTGATATTTGTGATTCTAAAATGAGAAGAGATTGTTACAACCGGCATCAGAAGTCTAAAACACATTTGAAAAATATTACTGAAAATAATAATAATATATAATATAGAATATTATAAATTAAATAAATTAAATAATTAAGATTGAAATTAGTATCAATATACTCTTTTAATGGTGTATGATGCATTTAATACATAAGACCCAATAGTATAATTAGATGGACTTTGTATATTTGTGTATACAGTATTTTGATTTTGTAAGATTGAAAGTGATCCTAAACCAGCGATTCCTCCAATTGTCGAAACAAAATTAGTTACACCACAGACTGGTACGTCAACGTCACCATAAATGAACAGAGGTAGTCCTATTGATAAAAAAACAGACGAGGTAGGTGAATTAACAGTAACGTTAGCAGTAACATTAATGGTGATATATTCATGATAAATGAAAGCATACGCAAATGCATTATTAACAGTACAACTAGTGATTGTAACAGTAGGTATATATGTCCTTTGGAATATGTTAAAGAACTCAAATCCTCCTATAAACATCTGATTTGTATTAATAGATTGGCATCCTAATTTTAAATAAGGCTTGATATTATTATCACTAAATTTATTTAAGCTCATTTTATAATATAGAAATATTATAAAATTAAATTATAAAATAAAAATATAAAATAAAAATATAAAACTAGATTAGCGATTGATCTGGATAAAATACCGAATCTTGTATTGGGCAACACTTGTATTAGTTTTAGAATAAAACAAAGTAATTTCTAAGGTGTTGGAATTCCAAACTGATGAAACGATTTGTGCAGAATTAGTTAACGTATTTGTTACATACTCCGATAAATAACCTGATACTGATTGATCTTTATTTAAGAATAAAGAAGACAGATTAGGAGGTAGATTATTTAAAAATATCCTAAAATTGTTTTGAGGCGTAGTGGTTGTTGTAAAATCTACGATACCATTAATAAAGAGAGAATTACCTAGACAATGGTAACTAGCCAAGTAAGTATTATTAATTACACCATCTGTTAAGGCAATGGAGATTATAGGTTGATAAGACTGAACGCTTAACGTACAGGGAGCAATACCGATTGATAAGCTATTTGCTCTGATATCTAAATATTTTTTTTCAACATCTTTATTGGCTGATGAAAATTTGTTCAAGCTCATTGTTTATTTATATTATAGATAATATAAATAAATTTTAAAAATTATATTATTGAAGATCTTCTAGATTCAATGTTAATAAAGAAACCCAAAAGTCTCCGTTATAATGCCTATTTCCTAACATCAATGTAGCATAATCTTTATCAGACATATATCTATGATTAATCCGATGCACACACCAGCGTCCACAAGTTGAGCTAGAGTCAGATAATGTTTGAAATCTAATTTTATTTTGAACTAATTTATATCCAGATTTTTGTATGAGATATGTTAGAGTAGGATGTGTTTTCATACCAATAGAAATTAGATATTTTGAAAAAGCTATCTCACTGTCCATAGGAAATGCATAGCTATCATAATAGTACATAGTATTTGGTTTAATTTTGTAAAGAGCAACCCAATGACCTGAATTCCTAGTGTTTTGAAAAAGTAATACTAAAGCTGGTTTACCTTCGAAGGCATCATCTATAGTATTATATTTCTGTAGATCTTCATATACAAGTACATTAGCATCTCCATGTGTCATATTAACGATGTCAGAATCTGTTAATAAAATAGCTTCATCATTAATTATTAGTTGATCCAAAGGTTTTTGTTGTCTGACCATATTTTTATATAATATGAAGTTAATAAATTTTCTATTTTCTTTCTATTTTGTAGGTAATATTTTAATATTCGGGTAGAATTCACGCAAATAGCCGTTATCAAGGACATATTGCCCTATGTCGTATAATTTCTGATTAACCTTAGTCTGACCGTTTATTAAAGTACTATCAATACCAGATACAGTAAGATACCTGTCTTTAAGAAACCCAGAATTAGTCTGGATGATAGGCTTTTCGTTAGCCATTCCCATATAATAGTTATTATATTGTAATCCAAGAGGAGCACCGAGTGATTTTAGTTCATCTATAGATGAAAATTGCTTCCCATATGCTTGTTGTAATTTTTGTTCACTTGTAAGCTGATATTTCCCAGATAAATTTTCATTATAGTGATAAGAAGTCATTTTTATAATATAGAAAGATATTAAAAAATATTTATATATTATAAATAATGTCATTCATACTATCAGAAGAGAAATACGATAAGGCAAAGAAACTATATCCGATAGCTAGGTTAAAAACGAAATCAAAATTAAAGTATATTTATTATATTGAAGATAAGATTCCTAAAATAGATGAAAAATTTCTACAAGGATTATCACATTCTGATAAAGAAATAATTCAACAGTGTATTGAAAATAATGAAGAACCAGATGATGATAGACTTGAAAAAATATATTATGAAATTTTAGATAAAATGAAACATAAAAAGAAAAGATATGTAGTTCCAAAAGGAAAAACTTTAGAAGTACTACCAGATTTTAATCGTATACAAAAAATCTATATCTCAGCCCAGAGTGGTGCTGGTAAGAGTACATGGGCATCAAATTGGATTAGAAGATATCTTGAACATTATAAAGATAATGAATTTTATGTTCTTTCTTGTGTTGATGAAGATGACGTTATTGATAAATTACATCCTGTAAGAGTAGATTTAGATAATGTTCTTTCAGATCCAATAGATGTTCAAAATGAATTACAAGATTCTGTAGTATTAATTGACGATTGTGCATGCATAACAGACATACAAACAAGAAAATATGTAA